ATTTGGTCTTGCTTGTCTTTCAAGACGATTTGATCCTCGACCCGATTGTCGTTCAAGACGAGCAATCCTAGACTCAAGGTTACGGATGATTTCTGATGCGGATCTTCTCATTTTATTTCTCCATTTCATTTTCAAAAGAGTGAATGATAAATAAACTATTACTTTTCTTTACCCCCCTCTTCGGAGGGAGTGGGTGTGAGTTCGACACCCACTGTGGATTTAATTTTTGACTTGATGATTTTGATGACATAAGCATTTAATGCCCCTGCCGAAGCTCCAAGCCATAGGTCAAGAATATCATTACTTAAAGAGTACCCTACAATCGCTCCTGTAATGACAGCAAAGAGGCGAATGGTGGCTTCAGATTTTTCAGCACAAGTTTTGAAGATGAATGGTTTTACAATTTCAGTCACCGCATAACTAACAATAGCCGCCACGACTATAAGATAGACATGACCAATATGATCATATTTTTCTATTTTAGGAGCAGGAGGACCCATCAGAGTCTCGGTCGTTTCTGTTTTTTTAGTCTCGTTACTCATAAGCCTCCTATGGTTTTTAAAGCATCCTTACAAGTGATCCTTTAATAATCTATATACAGTATCAGTCGCTTCGTCTAAACTATCAACTTCAATGTCTCTGCCATGAGGGTTAGAGACATTTAAGACCCGATAAGAGATATTCCCTTTTTTGTCCATTTCAATACCCGTAATCTCAGAAATGAAACCATCTGTTGTAGTAGTCCGAATCACTTTCTTTCTATCTTGATCCATAATGGACATGACCTTGTATTCTCCTTTTGGGAAAGCCCATTGTAACCTTTTTACTGCTCTTCTTAATTCCTGATTACTAACAGGGGTGCTAAGTAGTCCAAATAATCTTGCTTCCATATGTCTTGAAGCAACTCGTTGTACTGATTTATTCATCTTCTTTTTCCTCTTCTGGTTCGGGTGTTTCATCTACGCCTAGTGATTTCTTGACTTTAGCTTTAAACATTTTTATCACGAAAGCATTGATAGCTCCCGCACTTGCTCCCATATAGACATCAATCATCTTAAGTGGGTTTGATAAATGGTAGGCAATACCCGCACCCGTGAGTATCGCAAATAGTCTAATCACAGCATCCGATTTTTCAGAACAGGTTTTCCAAATGAAAGGTTTAATGATTTGAGTTAAGGTTAAACTCAAAATAGCGACAACCACTACAAGATAAGCATGACCTATAAAGACATCTTTCATCTCCTCACCTTTAGATTTTATTGGAATCAATTTTGCTATGTGAGCACAACCTAAATGACCCTCAATAATTTCGCAGTCTTTTTTGTCCTCTCCGCAAACGAACTTATTGTCTCCGAGGACTTTACATTCAACACTTTCCTCTCCATATACGCAGAGGATCTTATCACTGCCAACGAATTGACAGTATTCAGGTAATGGTGTAGTGCCTAGTGGTATGTTTCCATCACTCATATTTTGCTCCTAATCTTTTTCCAATGATTCTTATATAAAAACTTTCTAAGTAAGCTAGAACATAAAAGGAGTACACATGATGGGTGCAGGTATCTTATTTCAACATGATAAAAAAGTCCTCTTACTTAAGAGATCAAAAGTAGGAGATAAATGGGCAGGTTATTGGGACTGCCCTGGCGGTAGTGAAGAGAAAGGGGAATCTCGCTACGAAACAGCCCTAAGAGAAAGTAGGGAAGAGATTGGACCTTTACCTATGTTTCAAGTGTACGACCATATGGACACTTATGGGTACACTCTATTTCTAGCGCAGGCAAAATATGAGTTTACCCCTCTACTAAATGAAGAACACTCTGAGTGGATGTGGGTGAACAAAGAAGATGTTCTTTCCTACAAACTCCACCCAAAGGATAAAAAGCTTTTAGTGATCCTATATAAGCAGATACTTATCCCACCGAAGCCCATCCCACCTGAAGAAAGTTAAAGTGTGTGCTAAGACTATTAAAAGGCTTGGTGAAGTTGCATATAGGTAGTTCTTGGGAGGACACTTTTCGCTTTAGATAACAACTTCTTTAAGAGTTTATATCTGAAGTCGCTAACATCACTAGGCATATGACCTTGAGCCTTATGGACTGTTTTTACATAGTTAGCGTCATCTTGGTCTGATCTATCACCGAAGTTTTTTGCTAAAAGAACAACTGCGTCTGTATGAGCATTCCACTGAGTCAAATCTGAGATTTCTTTTATGAGATCTTGTAGCTCATCAGGGAAGAGTTTTAGCTGACTCTTATTTTTGCTAACATATAAGTCTTTACCTGCTCTACGACCTCTGAAAGCATTTTCGTCTTCAAGAGAGTCCTCAATTTCACCGAAATTCTCTTCATACCAATCAAGGTGTCCAGGTTCATCGACAACATCTTTTTTAGCACTTCTGAAGTACGCAACAACGATGGGCATAGTAAGCTCAAGTAATGGGATAGTACCAAGACCCCACCAAGCAGGATTTCCAGTTAGCCAAACCACTGCTTTAGGGAGAGCATAATGTTCGAGTGTTTCTACAATAGATAACGCAATAAAACCTACAACCACCTTAAAGAAACGCAAAGGCCATTTAACATACCATTGCTTATCTGAGTCAGGATCCCAAGCGTGTTCTTTGATAAGATGGTAAGCGTGTTTAAGAATCTCCCAAGGGTTAATTACATTAATGGCTTTCTTTAAAGCTCTTTCTACAACCTTCTTATCATGTTCTTGAGCCGCTTCTTGGATGATACGCTTTTTTACTGAGGCAGGAATGGGGGGTTTATTTGTAGCCCCCCACTCATACCCCTCATAAAACTCAGGTGTCATACCTTTAGGTGCTTTCTTCCCGATCTCCTCCATATAACGAGACTGTGTTCTTTCCCTATAACGAAGTTCAGCTCCCGCTTTAAATTCCTCAAAATCCGCATCTACTTCTTTTTCCATAAGAGCTTCAGCAAGTTTGGGAGCAATGGCTTCAACAACATCGTCCATCAAGTCATCGACAGGCATTTCCAAAATATCAAGATGTCTACGGAACTTATCAATAGGGTTTACAACATATTTAAGAAGCATCCCTTTAAGGGAGTCTTTCACCCCTGCTTCATAGTTCATAGCAGCGACTCTTATCATTTGGTCGAACTGACTTCCTTGTTTCTTTTGATTTGCAATGTGTACTGAAGCCACTCTTACGATCATATGTTTCTTGCTCATATCATAACCCCTCATTTTTATAATAAACTAAAAGAAGAAGGTCATAAAAAAACTACAAGGCCCCATTCTTTATCTTGTCGATAATATCATCTCTTTCTTCTTTATTTGAAAACTCGCCCATGAACCTTTCGTAGATCTCTTGAGATAAAGAACCTATGTTATTTGAGATGTGTTGTTCTGCTTGTAAGGTACGGAGCTGTTGCTCAAGGTAAGAAAGAACAAACCCTGTATGATTGTCCTTGTTTTGCAGTCTTTCTTCCACATAGCTATCAATACTTGATTCTGAACCTAACTTCTTTAGTGTTTTCTTAAGAATCTCAGGGGTGGTAGCTTGACCCCCCTTAAAAACCAAAGAGTCTTTGATCGCATTATCTATTTCAGCAGCGCCTTCTGCGAAGTACTTCTCGGCTAGTTGCATTGCTTTAGTTGCTACCTCTTCTATTTCACTTGCTGAAGGGGTGTTTCCGAGACTGCCTGCTATATCTTGAACCTCATTCTTGTATTTAGAATTAATTTTAGAAGGCACAAGAGACGCCGCTTCTGCCCTTCTCTTTAGAGCTGTACCTACTCTATTAATCCCAACTTTATCCCCTACAATGTCTGCTTTATTTGCAACAAAATTAATAGCTGACTGTGTTGCCCCATCAATCATATCGCTTACGCCTGACTTATCCATAACAGAACCTAAAAGATGGGTAACTACCTTCGCTACTACTCTTTTACCTACAGACCCTGCAACACCTTCGGTAAAGGTCATCTTTGCCATAAGTGCTGAGATAAGAACTTCCTCTAAAGCATTCTTCAATAGTGAAGCAGAAACACCACTAGCGGTAAGATCACCAAGATCTAAATCTAAACCCTGTTCTGCGGCCAACCTAACATAATCCACAACCTCAACTGCTTCAATCTTCCCATCATTATTCTTATCAATAGACTTCCCAAGTTCTTTAACCGCCCTTATGACTGGAGAATAAGAAGCATCTATAGACCAAAGGGTGTCATCCACTAACTCTCCAATTAAAGTGTTTCTACCTGTCCACGACCCCATCGACATTGATTTCCCAACTAAAGAGCAGAACCCTTGTACTGCATCCCCTGATCGGAAATCAGTTAAATCTAAATCATCAAATGCTTCTCGTATACCTTCCAAATCCTCATTAGAAAGTTCATTTTCAGATTCTTCAAACTCAGACCACATCCCCAAGACAATCTCAATCGCAGGCTCATCCCCTTCTCTAGCCTTCTCAACAATCGTGTTGATTGTATTTGGAAGTTTTGTTTCGGGATGTATCCATTTCTCCCCGAAATGTTCCCTCTTTATATACCCCACAAAAGAAAAGTTAGAAAGAACATCTTTTATACAATTATCTTTTTTCAGTTTTAATTCTATCTTTTCTTTTTTCTTCTTTTGTTTAACTTTTTTCTTTGAGGGTCTTGCTAACTTCAGCTCACCTTTAATCAAAGGCACTAAGTCTGACCTTAACTCGTCATGCTCGTATGCTATCTTTATAAGTTCGGATATATGTGTCTTCATCTGTGTTATCCTTTAATCTATGTTTTTAAGACACTAAAAGAATAAAAGGATTAAAAACACATTATTTCAGTCCCAATCCTCCCAACCATCCCAATCATCCTCTTCTTCCAAAGAAGGGTAAGACTCATTGTCCTTAATATCGTTCTCTACCTCAGTAACACCTTTAAAGGCACTCGAACCCCAAATACAACCACTACCTACATCCCAAGGGTAGTACCAATGGACACTCAGTCTCTCACTCGATTGAAAGGGGCAGATTTCTATACCATCATAATCTTTTGAGACAGCAACCCAATCTATCGCATCTTCCCCACCTATTTCTATGCCATACTTCCCTGTAAATATCCATAATTCTTGTTTTTTTCGTATTACACACATACGATTAAGATTTACTTCAAGTAAATATTTATGTTGGTATCCCGAAGCCCAACTAGGATTCCGACTTTGCACCCACTCTTTCCAATCCTTATCGCAAGCATACCAAAGACCCTTTGGTTTTTGGAGGGCACTTATAGTCTTGTCCTGTCGAACATTCCGAAATGACCCCAGTGGTCTTGGAGAATATACAATCCGATCATAGCTTTTTGCTTGAATATGTAGAGTTGCGATTCTTTGTGTGCTGTTCATGTCAATCTCCTATATGTTATAATCAATATAAGAGGAACGATAAAGGGTTAAAAAAAATGAGTGAATGGGTCGTATACGTCATACAAAGCCAACAATTAAGAAAGTCAGCAAAGACAGGTAAACAACTACCTGGCTTCTTCTATGTCGGTTGTACTACCGATGTTAATCGGAGGCTAAAACAGCACAACGGTATTTTAAAGCATGGTGGCGGAAAATACACTGCAAAGCATAGACCTTGGGTCTTGATGTGTACTTACGGCACATACGCTAACAGATCTGAAGCTATGAAAGCAGAGTTAGCTCTTAAACGCAAAAGAGGACGTAAAAGGTTACATTGGACGCTTGAAGACTCTAAATGGTGTCGAGGTCGTAAAGAAATAGGACTTAAAAACGACTGTATTTAGCTATGTCTGAATCCATCTGTTCATTCATCATTTCATGAGGCGGGTTTCCAATGTCTAAAGCGTCACCCGTAGATGTTGTCATAAGAATATTATGGTATTTTGAGTAGCTTATTTCTACACCATTAGAAAGAGTGATAGAAACCATCTCTCGACCTGTAGGGTCCTTCCCTCTTTGCACATCAACAACATTTCTGTTTGATAGTTTTTGCTTGGCAAGATCGTGAACATAACGCAGATCTACTGTATCACTAGCAAACCTTTCTAGCTTCTCGATCCTAGACTCAAGGTTATTAATGATTTCACTAGCTGTTCTTCTCATTGGGTTCTCCGTTACTTGGTGAATTTAATATCATATAAGTATATATATAAACAAACTACAAAGGATACAGATATGATAACGCTACTATGGAAAACAGGACTTAACAAAGCAGTCTATAACTTAGCCGTCTAAGTTAAACCCACCATCCCAACCTTTTTGAAGTCTACCTTCTCCATCAATGTGTACTAACAACATTGAATCTTCACTCCCGTCATTGTAGACACCATATACATAAAGATTAACATTCGTCATGTTTTTAACATCTTTTAAAGTTAACTTAGAACCACTTTGAGTAACAACTTTTACTCTTTTTGGTCGTGGGTAAAACCACATCTTCAAGTCTGATGAAGTTACTTTTGCGGTTTTGTTTGATGACTGCCTCTCAAGTCGTGCAATCCGAATCTCAAGGTTACGGATTATTTCTGAAGCTGTTCTTTTCATTGGTTTCTCCTTATGTGAGTGTGGTTAGAGATCACTTATGAGAGTCGATAAAGAAAGTATAGAAAAACCGACTCTGCTTCATGTCATTTGTCCTTGATTAAGAAGTAAACTAGAATAAAGAGAACCATTAAAAGCACCAAAAGAGGAAGGATGAGAAAGTCAGGTGTCTCTTGATTGTAGTGCTTCCAACCGATGTAAAACTTAGACATTTTTAATTACTCACCGCCATTAGGGGGCGGGTATTCTTCTCCCCCCAAAGGATAATCCAACCAAGAAAATCTCTTTCTTGTCTCTAGGTAGTTAGTAAAGTCATCACACTCCCAAGCTTCCTGCTCAAAGCGGATCGCAAGATAAGAATCACGAGTGAACCCTTTCTTCTTGATGATCGCTGAATAGAGGTAGTCGAAAAAATAGACGAGTACAAACCCAATAACAAAAGTCTCAAGGTACTGCTGATAATGGATTGTTTCATGCCGTTTGGTCTTTTCACTGATCTCTCCCCTAGAGAAGACAAAACAAAATAAAGTGATCGCACTTATCTCGATTGGGGCAAGCTTAGAAAGCCAAACAGGGATCTTTGAGTTTTCAAAAAATAAAGGTTTAAGGTTTTTCATTGGGCTTCTCCTTTCTTATAACTCTTCTATCTACATATATAAGAGAACAATAAAAGGAGGACAGGATGAGTAAAACAAGAGAGTTCAGAAAAACACACGTTGTCCTGAATAAGATGACAGAGCTGGCCATCAAAGAAGTTATCAGCATCCTCCGACAGGCAGAAGACCCTTTAGTTGAGCTGATTGCTTTGCGGATGTTTAAAAACTCCTATGGAGTGCCTAGAGACTCAATCAGATATTCAAAGGAGTTTTCTGTTTTAGGTCGGATATATGCTGAAAAATACTATGGTCATGGTAGCAGGAGTAATAGAAAACCACTCAAAGACGATAGGATTACACTTTCTTTAACTCAAGAAGCCAAGGTTAATAACATATTAAGAAAAGCAATCTTGTGGGTATATCGCTTTTGGTCGCCTGTAGTTATGGCTAAAGTTTTAATACAAGGGGGAGGGCTAGATTGCATTGAAGATCATATAGTTGAGTACAATTTGATCGAAAATATGGGACTCAAACATTCCTTGAGATACAGGGAGTTACTTAAAATATTCTTCGAGTAAGCTAGCTTTCTTATATATATGGGGAGTCCATTTTTTACGAAAGGCTCTCAATGGAAAGTGATAAACTCCTCAAAACTATTGAAAAATTAAGAGTGATCCGAGCAAAAGAGGAACTAAAAGCCCCTCCCTCTAAGATACTCAAAACAAGACTTGATAACGGAGACTCCTTAAAACTAAGGCATTATCAGATACAAGGCATACTTCATCTTATAGCTATGCCAAGATTTGTGTTAGGTGATGACACAGGACTAGGGAAGACTCTTCAGACTATAGCCGCAGTTTCCTACCTATGGGATAGGAAACCCAAAATGCCTGCAATCATTTGTACAACCAAATCTGCTGTTGGGCAATGGGAGTCAGAGTTTGATCGCTTTACCACAGGGGTGCGGATCTTCAAGTGTCTAGGTACAAAAAAGAAAAGAGCTAAGATTCACCAAGAGTTTAAGGACTATGACGAAGGTCCGAAAGCGATGGTTATGGGGTACAGAACTGCGGTTATGGACTTCCAATACCTCCAACCCATCACAGGTCATGTTATGATCTTTGATGAAGCCACCGCCTTCAAAAACGATAAAGCACAGGTGCATCAAGTCTGTAAGCACCTCGCAGGAAGTGCCGAAAGAGTTTGGTCATTGTCAGCGACTATAATTAAGAATCGACTCATGGAGGCGTGGGCTATATATAAGGTAACTGTACCTCACTTGTTCACCACCAAGACCTCTTTCATGCGTGAGTATTGTATCACAAGAGACCAAACAATCCCCGGCTCCCGTAGGCGGATTAAGATTGTTGTGGGGCATAGAAAGAGAGACGTTGAAGCTTTCCGAGAAAAGATAGATCCTTATTTTATCGGGCGACCTAAACATGAAGTAGCTAAAGAGCTACCTCCCCTTACGACAAAGGTTATCAACTGCATTTTAACAAAGCCTCAGAAAGATAAGTATAAAGAAGCTCTTGAGGGCTTGCTTGAAGTTATCGACCCCGAAACAGGTGAGGTTATAGAAAGAGAAGTCACAAAGTTGACGGCTGTTACTGTATGTCAACAAATCGTAAACCATCCTGCTCTCGTTGATTGTGATGGAGACAGTGGAAAGTTAGAAACCCTTCTTGATCTTTTACAGAATGAACTCGAAGGAGAGAAAGTGATTATCTTCTCTCGCTTTAGAAGTATGGTTGACATCCTTGAAGCGGAGTTAGAAGGTAAAGGCATTAAGACTTGCCGTATTACAGGAGCTGAGTCAGGCAGTCAACGAGTAGAAAGCCAAGAAGCATTTCAAGATCCCGAAAGTGAAACAAAAGCTTGTTTAATCACAATGGCTGCGGCAGAGGGGATTAATCTCCAACT